GGCACCCTTCCAGAAAGAACCAGCGCCCCTAAATCCGAGATTGAGCCGTTCGGCTTCCTGCCCTTCCTTCGTAGGAAGCTCTCCCCGTCCCCGTTGCTGGGATGAGCCGTTGGCGTCGGCCACGTCGCTCTCGTCAGTTCCGGCAGCGTCCACCCAGCCTTGTGCGCCGCCTCTGGCGTTCTGTTGCCTGTCTTGCCGTTCCCGTTCTTTTCGTCCGATGATCTGGGCGTCGGCCACGTCGCTTGCGACCCATTAGAGGCGGCTGCGGATGTGGGGGGCGTCCACCGCGCAAGCCGGGACATCGACCCCCCGGCTGGCGTATCCTTCTGCCTCCAGATCAGCTCGCACTCCGTCGAGCCAACCGTAGCCAGCCGCGCCTGCAACTTGCTCTCCCATAACCACAGGGGGCCGGACAACTTAGATGAGGCGAAAGAAGTGCGGCCACAGGTGCCTTGGATCGTTGATACCTGCTCCTTTGCCCGCGACCGAGAACGGCTGGCACGGGCAGGAGCCGGTCCAGATTGGTCTGTCATCAGGCCATCCTGCAAGCCGGAGTGCGTGGCTCCATCCTCCGATGCCTGCGAAGAAGTGCGCTTGGGTGAAGCCGCGCACGTCGTCAGCGTGAACATCGACAATTGATCTAGTATCGACTTCGCCATCGGCTATGTGTCCTGCTTTAATGAGGTTACGCAACCATTGGGCTGCATAAGGGTCAATCTCGTTGTAATAAACGCTCATCTTTCCCCCCCAATGCAGCGCGGGCTTCACGAAACTCCGGGCAATCTCTGTCTGCTATTGCGATAACGCCACGCAACGCAGCTTCAAGTTCTTCGATGCGGTCGGCGGCGTTTCTGAGAATGTCTGTGCAGTATCCGTTGTTGGCGAGCCTGCGAAGCCTCTTGGCGTGGATGTCAGTCATTATTCTTCCCCTTTAATGGCAGCGCGGGCAATGCTTTGAATGACCACAATAGATGGGGCTGTTTCTTCTGTTTCAGTAAGAACCCCCATCATCGCCGTTTGTAATATCTCAATGCGATCTGTAGCTTTAGCTAACAAGCTAAAGATGTTTTCGTCAGTCCACTTTTCCTTAAACTCTTCAAAGACAAGCCTGAAATCATCAAGTTGCTCTACAAGATTGACAGTCATTTCATCTTCCCCTCTGCGCCTTTTGCAAACCGCTCCCAAAGATCATTCTCAACGAGGAAGAAGTCTCGGACCTTAACATGTCGCTCCAGCTCCGTGATGCGGTCTGCAAACTCCCACGCTTTGGACGCCGCTACTTCGCGGGACTGACGCTCCTCTGCAAGCTCTCGCTCTAGTTCCTCGATGCGGTCAGCGGCCATTAAAGGGGAAGAATAATGACTGACACCCACGCCAAGAGGCTTCGCAGGCTTGCCAACAACGGATACTGCGCAGACATTCTCAGAAACTCCGCCGACCACATTGAGGCGCTGGAAAAGGCTTATGCCCAACAGCAACAGGTGTGGAGCGATGCCATTGCTTGTGCTGATCGGTATGAAGCTGCGCTGCGGGTGGCCGCTGGATACATCAGCACGAAGGAAGGGCATACAGATCAGCACCCGCAGGATGTGTACGATTGGATTATCCGCGCTGCGCTGGAGGTGGAAACGCTATGACCGCTATTGGCTTCGCATTTTTAATAATCGGGTTTGCTCTTGGTCGTTTATGCGAGTCTCCAACAGTAGGAAAGATTGGAACTGCGATGTTTCTTTTTGGTGTCCCGCTGATGCTAGTTGGTATTGCAGTTAAACTTTGGGAGGTCATGCCGTGACTGACGATCTTGTGAAGCGACTGCGTGAAGAGACGAACGGGGAACTTGGACGATTAGATGCGGGCAGCCGTTGGGGCATGATGATTGTTGAAGCCGCCGACCGCATTGAAGAATTAGAGAAGTCCTTAAGTAAAATGCAGGAGGATGTAGACTTCCTCAACCGCCTACGAGCCCATGGTGTTGATAACTGGGATGGCTATGAACTTGCACTAGGAGAGGATGACGATGACTAACTATCTTGTGAAACGACTGCGTGATCAGTCTCTTGATGGCAGCGGAAAGGTTTCAGTGGACAATGATTTAATGGACGCCGCTGATTGCATCGAACGATTAGAAGCGGCGCTAAGAGAGATCATTGAGAACGAATACCAGTTCAAAATGCACTGGGCCGCAGATGTCGCTCGCACCGCATTAGGGGAGAAAACAAATGACTGACGATCTTGTGAAGCGGCTGCGAGACGAACGACACATAACACAAGGGCAAGGTCTGGAGGCGCTGTTGAATACGACAAATGCAGCCGCCGACCGCATCGAGCAACTGGAGGCGGCGCTGCTGGATATATTTGACCACGAGTGCATGACAAGCGCGACGTCATTTATCGCATGTACAGCCCGAGACAATTTGTGGCCGAACAAGGAGGGGGAATAAAATGACAACTTATATTCTTGTTATCTTTATCTTAACGCCATCAAGCATGACATCAGGTCACATTCCGCCGTTTGAAAACAAGGAAACGTGCGAAATTGCAGGGCAAGAGTTTACCAAGGTTTTTAACTGGGCGGGGCGGTATTCCTGTATCCCACACACAAGCAAGGGCACCAAATGATCCTACCAGCACAATCAATCCGCAAAATTAAACCGATCCTGCCATTCTTTGAGCGCACCGTTCACAACGGGATGAGCTACGGCCTGTCACACGCAGGCTATGACGTGCGTATTGCTGAGACAATTACGTTGGTGCCGGGCACTTCATGTCTCGCCTCCACGATGGAGGAGTTTTTTATGCCAAACGATCTCGTGGCATTTGTTCACGACAAATCAACGTGGGCGCGTCGAGGTCTGTCATTGTTTAACACGGTGATCGAACCCGGTTGGCAAGGTTTCTTGACGCTGGAACTGGTGAACCATTCAGATCAAAAGCTCTTTTTCGCAGCCGGTGATCCTATCGCGCAGATCATCTTCATGCGACTGGAAGAGCCGACCGAGAAGCCGTACACCGGCAAGTATCAAAATCAAAAGCGTGGACCGCAGGCGGCTCGTGATGAACGATGATCTTTTGAAGCGGCTCCCGCAAGCTGGAGAATTAACACTGCCAATGTGGCAAGATTGTCTTGTTCGTTACAATGAAATGCTAACAGAACAAGAACGAAAAATTGGGTGGCTAGAGGACAAGATAGCCGCGATCCAATACACCAACCTGCGCCGTGACATGAACATCAAAAACAGAACCAAAGTCATTGAAGCAATATGCAAAGAGGAAAGGAATCAAGAATGAAAACCGAAGGCATGATGCGGCTGCAATGTAAAAAGTGCGACACAGTGTACGAAGTGTGCGACCTGCCGATGGACATTTATGAGGTTGTCAAAAAGATAAAGTCTGCCAAATGCCCAGAGTGCAATCAGAGCAGCAAGACGGCATCTATATACATGGGGAAACAGAATGAATCAGAAGCCGTTCAGGGTTGAGTGGACCCCCGACGAAATCCTGAAGATCAGGAAAATCTTTCGGCGCGGCGGAACTTTGCTTGAGGTGGCTGAGGTCTTGGATCACAACCTTACGCCGGAAGCTATACGCAGGCGCGCGATCAATCTTGGGATGAAGTTTGCCTGTGTCCCAAAATCTGTTAAAGACAAGCTCAAGGAAAAGGACAAAGAAAATGCGTAGCTGGATCAAAGTAGCAATCATCTTGGCGGGGATTGTTGTGCCAACGGTAGCAATTGCCGCCTGCACTACCCATACATATTTCGTAAATGGCAGAGCTTACACTTGCATAACTTGCTGCTATAGCGGAAGCTGCAACACGACCTGTAATTGATAAGGGGGAACTGAAATGGAAGAAGTCAAAAAGAAGTCCAACAAGGGCTTTGCGAGCATGACACCGGAGCGCCGCAAAGAAATTGCCAGTAAGGGTGGTAAAGCGGTAAAGGCGGAAAACCGCAGCTTTAGCCGTGACAAGGCCCTCGCCAGAAATGCTGGCAAAAAGGGTGGCAAGAACGTGAAGCCGCAGAACCGCACGTTTTCCAAGAACCGTGATCTTGCCAAGTCCGCAGGGCAGGCCGGTGGACAGGCAAAGGCTGCAATCTAATGGCTCTGCTTAACATTGACGGTCAAAAGATTGACGTTGATCGTCAGTTGATGGAGCTAGACCGTGCAGACTGTGAGGACAGTCTGTACGAGTTTCTGAAAGGAGCGTGGAGGCATATTGATGCCTCTGCGTTCACCGATGGCTGGCCGATTGAGGCCGTAGCTGAACACCTGCAAGCGGTGGCTGACGGTGAAATCAAGCGGTTGATAATTAACATTCCGCCCCGTTGCGCCAAGTCGTCCTTGACCTCCGTAGCCTTTCCGGCATGGGTATGGGCGCAGCCTTGGACCACGGCTACGTCTGGTCCGGGCGTGCAGTTTCTACATGCGTCTTACGCTCAGCAGCTTGCTCTTCGCGATAGCGTAAAGTGCCGCCGGTTGATTGATAGCCCGTGGTATCAAGAGCGCTGGGGTGACAGGTTTCGCCTGACAGATGACCAGAACACCAAGACGAGGTTTGATAATGACAAAAACGGGTCACGGCTATCGACCTCTGTTGGCTCGGCTCTTACGGGCGAAGGCGGCTCAATTATCGTTGTCGACGATCCTAACGCGGCCCAAGAAGCGTTCTCAGAAGCAACCATCCAAAATACGATTGAGTGGTGGGACTCGGCGCTCTCTACCCGCCTCAATGACCCCAAAACGGGCGCGTTTATCGTCATTCAACAGCGGCTTTCAGAAGAAGACCTGACCGGCCACATCATGTCCAAGAATGCCGGAGAGTGGACACACCTGTGTCTGCCAATGCGGTACGAATGGAACCGTCACAGCCACACCCAAATTGGATGGCATGACCCGCGTGGCATGGCGGAAGATGGCACGCCGTTGATTGAGGTGACATCTGACGGCGAGCGTGTGCCGGTTTCTGTGGATGCGCAGCTTGAGCTTGAAAAAAGAGAGGGCTTGCTGCTTTGGCCGGAGCGTTTTGGCGAGCGGGAAGTCAAAATTCTTGAGGGCCAACTTGGTCCTTGGTCTGCCGCCGGTCAGTTACAGCAAAGACCCGAGCCAAAAGGCGGTGGTATCATCAAGCGTGAGTGGTGGATGCCGTGGGATAATAACAATTATCCCAGCATGGATTTGATTATTGCGTGTTTGGACACCGCATACACTGCAAAAACCGAAAATGACCCGTCAGCTTTGACAATTTGGGGCGTTTTTTCCGGAGACGTTGTTGCTCAGAACATGAAATCGTTTGGCGGCGCAGAAAATCGCACGTTTGCCGAGAGCCATCCGCGCGTTATGCTGATGCACGCATGGCAAGGGCGCTTTGAATTGCATAATCTGGTGACAAAGGTCGCTGAATCTTGCCGAAAATACAAAGTTGACACGCTTTTGATCGAAAATAAGGCTGCCGGGCACTCGGTAGCGCAAGAAATCAGGCGTCTTTACAATTTTGAGAAATTTGGCGTTCATCTTGTTGACCCCAAGGGGCAAGATAAGATAGCTAGACTTTACTCCGTGCAACATATTTTCGCAGAAAACATAGTTTATGCGCCAAATATGTCATGGGCTGAGATGGTTATCACCCAAGTTGGTCAATTTCCAAAAGGAAAACACGACGATTTGGTGGATACTGTCTCTATGGCAATTAAGCATCTGCGCGACATAGGCGTACTCATTCGTGGTTCTGAATGGGCAGCCGAAAGCGAGGCCGATATGGCGTTCCAGAGCAACAACAACTTTCAACCACTATATCCCGCGTAAAACAATCGCACTCGGAGCCTAAAATGCAGCGCGTTCTTGCTCAAGCTACTGTTGATGTCATAATACCATCCGGCGGCTTTGGTCTTGGCCGGTACAGGGTGGAGGTTTGGGGTAAAGAACCCCACGATTACGTGCGCCACTATGAAATCCAAGCAAAATCCGATACACTTGCAGCCCAAGAGGGCATCAGTCGCTTCGTAGAAGAAATGGAGCAACTAAGCCTTAAAGAGGATTAACCATGTCAATGACGCCCGGTCTTGTACCAAACATTCGTCAGGGTGCGCCTGAGCCGGATGCTGTTCCCGATCCGACCGAGGTAATCATTGAATACGTTGATGATGCAGATGATCGACGAGAGCTTGATGTTAAAGGAAATGTCCTTAGCATCGAGCATGGCGACGGCTCCATCTCCGTGTCTCTGGATGGCAGGCCGATTGAAAGGGCTACCCAAGCCGACCGAGGCGATTGGTTTGACAATCTTGTAGATGACATTGATGACAGCGAGCTAAACCGCATTTCAGCCGAACTTCTTAAGGGGATTGGAGATGACACGGATAGCCGCAAAGAGTGGATTGAAGATCGCGCTCAAGGCATCAAACTACTCGGCCTGAAGATCGAAATTCCCGGTCTGGCGGGGGCTGCCGATGGCGCTCCGGTCGAAGGAATGTCGAAGGTACGCCACCCACTGCTTCTGGAAGCCGTCCTGCGCTTCCAAGCCAATGCGCGTTCCGAACTCCTGCCAACAGACGGTCCTGTCAAAATCCGCAATGACTCTACGCGCGCTACGCTGGAGCAGGATCAGATGGCGACCGCTCTCCAGAAGGACCTGAACCACTATCTGACCAGCATTGCGAGCGAATACTACCCCGACACGGATCGTATGCTGCTTATGCTTGGCTTTGGCGGGTCCAGCTTCAAGAAGGTGTACTTCTGCCCGTTGCGCAATCGTCCCATCAGCGAGAGCGTTGATGCTGATGATTTGATCGTGAACAATGCGGCAACCGACCTTCAGAATGCCAAGCGCATCACCCATCGCGTGTACATGAAGCCAAGCACGGTCAAACGTCTGCAAATCCTTGGCGTGTACCGCGACATTGACCTGTCAGCACCGGCAATGCCGCAGCTTGACAGCGTTCAACTTGCTCAATTAGCGCAACAAGGCGTTTCTCCCAACAGCTACAATCCCGAGGATCGTGATCGCGAGATACTTGAGTGTTATTGCGAGCTGGACATCCTTGGATTTGAGCATCGGTACAAGGGCAAGGAAACTGGTCTTGAGATACCTTATCGCGTCACGATTGACGTAAGCTCAAAGCAAATCCTGTCCATCGTGCGCAATTACGATGAGGATGAGGTTGGCCTGCCGGTCGCCCGCCAAAACTTCGTCAAGTACACGTTTGTGCCCGGCATGGGATTCTACGACATCGGCCTGCTGCACATCCTTGGCAACACGACCAATGCCATTACGGCTGCATGGCGCGAGTTGTTGGACGCGGGCATGTACAACAACTTCCCCGGCTTCCTTATGGCAGACACGGGTGCGCGCCAGAACACCAACATCTTCCGTATTCCTCCGGGCGGTGGCGCAACTGTCAAAACCAATGGTATGCCAATAACTCAAGCTATCATGCCACTGCCGTACAAAGAGCCCTCGGGCGCTTTGATGACACTGGTGGATAACATGGCCCAGACTGGTATGCGTATTGGTGGCACGTCTGAGCAGCAGGTTGGCGAAGGTAAGACCGATATGCCGGTTGGCACCACGCTGGCGATGATTGAGCAGGCTGGCAAGGTCCTCAACTCGGTCCACAAGCGTCTTCATGCCGCTCAGTGCGCAGAGTTTGCTCTTCTGACCCGTGAGTTCAAGGAACACCCCGAGAGCTTCTGGCAGAAGAACCGCCGCCCCGCTTATCCGTGGGATGAAAAGACGTTCTTGGCTGCTCTTGAGGATTGCGATCTGGTTCCGCAGGCTGATCCGAACACCTCTTCACAGGCCCAGCGCCTGATGAAGATCATGGCCTTGAAACAGCTTCAGCAGGCAAGCCCGGCCTTATATGACCCGATTGCGGTGGATGTTGCCGCGCTTCAGGCTATGGGTTGGAGCAATCCAGAGCAGTTCATGGTGCCCAGCGAAGCCGCCGGAAAGCCCCCGCCGGAACTTCTCGAAGCTATGTCGAAGATGGAAAACGACAAGAAGAACACCGAAGCTCGTATGCTCGACGCGCAGACCCGCGCCAAGGAGTCCGACGCCAAGATTGCGCTCGATCAACAGCGCCTCGGCTTGGACGCCGCCAAACTTCAGGCCTCCTCGCAATCCGACCCGACAGAAGCAAACAACGATCACCAAAACAGGCTGAGCCAAGAGCGCATCCAGCTTATCGACTTGGCGCAGGACGTTTTGCAACATCCTGAAAATGTTGCTTTAATTGGCAATCTGATTCGCCCTGCCATGCAGGAAATTGACGAAGAAAACGCACGGAAAGGGTTAATCTGATGGTTGCTTTGAACGTACTTGCCGCTCTTGCCCGTTTGGCTAGCGCCGGTTCTCGTGCAGCCCCTGCAATGGAAAGCTCTGCCGCAGCTTTGCGTGCTGCACGCATCGCACGCGCAGCCCGTGGCACAGAAAGCATGGAGGGTGCCAATCGCGGATTTACGTTGGTGAAGCCGCCCGGCACATCCTTGGCCCCGCGTGGCTCAACCATGCCTGTTGGTGGCGCTCCTCCGGCAGGCCCCGGAACTGGTGTTGCTTTGCGTGGCTCGACCATGCCTGCGGCTCCGCCTGCCGGTGGATTGCCTGCCGGGATTGCCTCTCCTCCGCCTGCTGGCGGCGGCGCTCTTGTTCCTCGCGGAGCAGGTTTGCCAGCCGGTGGCGCTCCTGTTGGCGCGTCGCCTGACATTTACGGCAAAATTGGTGGCGCGATGCTTACTGGCGGGGTTGGTGCAAATGTCGCCAGTCAATCGCCTACCGGCCTCCTTGATTTTCTTCCCCAGCGCGCAGAAGGCGATCCGGCTGGAGCCATAAATCGCAGAAACGACCCCGGCGCAGAGAGGCCCAACCTTTTTGATGAAACGAACATAGGTGCGCCGCAATTTACGCCCCAGCGTGACAATATGTTTGAAGAAACAAACATAGGTGCGCCTCAGTTTATGCCGGAACCGGCCAGCGATCCGGGCAGATCAGACTATGACGCCCTGTACCGGTCGTTGCAGGGCGCTTCACAGCGTCGTTCGGCTCCTGCGGATCGTCCCGAGCCACCGCCGCGCCCGTCTGATGGGCCGTCTTCTGCCGAACTTATGCGTCAGTACAACGAGTCCATGCGCGACGATGGCGGCGGTCAGGCTTCGCTCTTGGCATTGGCAGAAAGAGCCCAGCGCGAGGGTCGTGCCAGCGGCGGCGCGGCAAGTTCTGGCGGCATGTCTTCTGGCGGGGGCGGCAAGGACGCTGCCATTCACAAGGCGCTGGAAATCATCCATCATTTGCTGACACGGCGCTAATGTTTGGCATAACTGCACTGTCAAACATTAGTTTTTCAGTGTAGGGTTGATAACACTTGTCGCTGCCCAAGCCTCAAATAGGCAGCACGGGGGACGCCCCAGAACCTAGCTAGGAGCGAGCATGTACGACATTGCCAAAAAGGCCCGAGAGAGCATGAAATCCAAGGCAAAACGGATCGCTGCTGGCGAGCCCGGTGCCAAGGTTGACTCCTCCAGCTACAATCCCCCGTCCGATGCCCTGAACGCAGGCGTGAAGACGGGTATGCGCCCCGTTTCGCGTCGCGCATACAAGGCCGGTGGCAAGGTCGAAGGTGCGAAGTGCGCTCCTAACATGGGTCGCAAGCCCCGCAAGGCGGGTGGTCGTGCCAGCAAGACGGATGATACTCCGATTGTGGACCGCTACATCAACCGTGACATGAAGAAAGCCAATGAGTACCGCGACGGCACCAAGCATGTCGGCGGTATGAAAAAGGGCGGTCGTGCCAAGCGCGCAGACGGTGGCGGCCTTGATGTTCAGTCAATGCTTGGCCTGAAGCCGATTTGGGAAACAAACCCGGCAATTAGTCAGATTGCTGATAAAATGAAAAAAGGTGGCCGTGCCAAGCGCCAAGAGGGCGGCGGCGTTATGGCAACGATCAGGAATGCCCTTAAGCGGCTCTCCGGTCCTTCTGAAGCTGAAAAGCAGAAAGCCGCTTTGGCCGACGTTGGCAAGGGTCAGTCCACCGAATACTCGGAAGAAGATCGGGCAGCGGCAGCCGCAAAAGCAGCCGAGGCTTCTCGCAAAAAGGGTGGCCGCATCAAGAAGTTTGGTGGCGGCGCTCTTGGCTACGCTGATGGCGGCATGGCTGATGATGGCATGATGGCAAATGGTGGCATGGCTGGTGGCATGGGTGGCCAGCGTGGTGGCATGGGCGGCATGGGCCAGCCCGGATTCCAACGTCAGCCCGGCCCTATGGGTGCTGGCATGGGTAGCCCCGGTATGCAAAGGCAACCCGGCCCCATGATGGGGGGTATGGGTGGCGCTTATCCAGTTGCCCGCAAGTCTGGTGGCCGCACCAAAAAGATGATGGGCGGACCCATGATGGGCGGTGATCCGCGCATGGGCATGGTTAAAGACAAGTCGATGGAATTTTCTGGCAATCCGGTCGTTCCCGGCTTGAAGAAAGGTGGTAAAGCCACCCGCAAGGGCCGAGACGATGGTGGCAGAACCATCTACGATGATGTCGAGGCGTTTGAGCGCGCTCCAAAAACTGGTGTCATCAAGCAACTTTCCAAAAAAGATGAGCCATACCAGAGCTTCCGGGGCGGAATTAACACGGCATCTGACCGTATGCGTGAAAGTTCCGAATATAATCAAGGGCAAGGTCCGACAAAGAGGGCTGCGCGAGACGGACTGAAACCTGCTCTTAACAAAAAGAGTGGCGGCAAAGTTCACGAGGATGCCGCTATGGACAAAGCCCTCATCAAAAAGATGGTCAAGCCCGAGGCCCGAAAGGGCAAGGACATTGGCGGTGCGCTGTCCTTCCTCAGCCCGCTTGCGATGGGGCTCAATGCTCTTCGTGACAAAGATGAAAAGAAGAACGGCGGTCGCGCTGGTCGTAAGGCTGGTGGTGGCGTGTTCTCGGGGGCTGGTTATCCTGAGAAAATCCCCGGTGTCGTTGCTGGTGGCCGTACCGCTCGCAAGTCTGGTGGCCGTGCCAAGGGCAAGACGGATGTCAACATCATCATCCAGACCGGAAAGTCGCAGGATGGTGGCATGATGCCTCCGCCTCCGGGCGGTATGCCTCCGGGTATGCCCGTTCCGTTGCCGGGCGGCCCCCCGCCGGGCGCTCCTCCGATGGGTGGCCCGCCTCCGGGTCCGCCTCCGATGCCTCCCGGCCCGCCTCCGGGCATGATGCCTCCTCCCGGCATGATGCCTCCGATGGGTCGCAAGCGCGGCGGTCGCGCGTCCTACAAGGACATGACGGCTGGCTCCGGTTCTGGCGAAGGGCGTCTTCAGAAGACTGAGATTGAGGGTAATAAGCGTTCGGCCCGCAAGGCTGGCGGCGGCGTGTATCGTTCCTACAAGGACATGGATGCCGGTTCGGGTTCCGGCATGGGCCGACTGGAAAAGACAGAAATCCAGTCGCGCAAACACTAATTTACGGCGCTTAGGTGCCGTAAATCAGGGGCGGGAATGTGCCCCCTCTCATTCCCGCCCATACTGCCACATAGAGGGGGATCGCCAGAGGGGGCGACTATGCTGACACAACAATCGTACTTTATGAACGAGCTGAGAAAGCTCATCGAGGCTGAAATAGAGCGTCGAAAAGACAATATAGTCACGGCGCATCAGGCCGTTGGATTTGATTTTTCGGCTTACAAACATCAAGTCGGAATTATAGACGGCCTTCGGCTGGCAATGACGCTTGTCGATGATGCTGAAACTATCGTCCAAGACCGCTACTAAAGGGGGAACTTATGCCATTTATGCTTATGGAACACGAAATTGATCCGCGCGAGAAGCTGTTGAACGACATTGGCGACCTGTCAAACGTCGAAATCTTCAACAACAAGCTGCTTTTGGCAGTTTACCTGCGCCCGGAGAAGACCAAGAGCGGATTTATTTTGCCGGGCTCCAATCTGGATGAAGACAAGTATCAGTCCAAGGTTGGCTTGCTTGTCAAAATGGGCGCTTCCGCCTGCAAAGACGACACGGGAGCTTGGTTTAAGGACATTGAGATCAGTCTGCACGACTGGATCATTTCTCGACCGAGCAATGGCTGGAGCATCACGATCAATGGTGTTCTGTGCCGACTTATTGATGATTCGCTTATCGAGGGTCGCGTACAGCACCCCGATCAGGCATGGTAAGGAGATAAAATATGTCTGGAGAAAATGAAGAAATCATCATCGACCAAGGTGATGCTGTTGAGGTTGAGAAGGAACCAGAAATTCAGGTTGTTTCTGATGATGACACCGGCTCTCGGGCCGATCAGGCAGCCCAAAGGCCAGCCGTAGACCCAACCGCTGCCATTGAAGAGCTTAATCGGCGTCTTCATGAAGAGCGGCAGGCCCGAGCGCAGGCTGAACAGTATGCCAGAGAGGCTGCTTTCCGCGCTTCTCAGGCCGCCAATGAGGTTGATGACACGCACCAGCACCTTGTTGCCAATGCAATTGACAGCGTTCGGCAAAATCAGGAAAGCCTGAAGGCAAATCTGCGTGAATCCATGTCCATCGGGGACTATGATCGCGCTGCTGAGCTTCAGGAAGTCATGTCAATGAACGCTGCCAAGCTAATTCAGCTTGAGCAGGGCCTTCAGGACATGAAGAGCCGCCCCCGAACCGAGCCTGCCCGTCCTGTTGCGCCGCCGCAGAACCGTGGACCTGATGTTGATGCGCTTATTCAGCAGGTAACCCCGCTTTCTGCCCAGTGGTTGCAGAACAATCGTGACAGTTTGCGGGAACCGAGGGCTTTTCGCGTTATGGCGAGGGCTCATGAAGATGCTATCGACCACGGGATCATTCCTGAATCGAATGAATACTTCCGTTTTGTCGAGAGCAGGCTTGGTATTTCTGACAACCAGCGCAATTCTTACGGACAGACAGAGGCTGCCATGTCATCTGCTTCAGCCCCGGTACAGCGGCGTCAATCTCCACCCGCAGCTCCAGTGTCACGACAGGCATCTTCATCGCCGTCTCGAACTCAAGTTGTCAGATTGACAGCAGCACAGCGTGAAGCCGCCAGCATCAGTGGGCTTACTGAAAAGGAATACGCCCAGAACATGCTGAGAGAGCAAAACCGAAACAATTGAGGAAAGTTAAATGAACGAAATCGCAGAAAATGCTCCGCGCCCCCGTGGCCGGAAGCCCAATTCACAGAAACCTATTCTTCCCACCCGGAGTTCTGAAGTGGAAACTGCTTCAACTGAAATGGAACGTGCGCCTTTGCGTCCTGCAATGCGTGCTGAAGACCCCCGCGCTGCCGCTGCCCGTCGCGCTGCTGAAATTCGTGGTCATTTGGGCGACATGGACGATGGCACGGATCAGTTTGCACTTCCTCCCGCGCCGGATGGCTGGTCCTACGAATGGAAACGCAAGTCTGTACTTGGTCAGGAAGACCATGCGCATCAGATTGGCTTGAAGCGTATGGGCTGGACTGAGGTTCCGGTAAGCCGTCACCCTGAAACAATGCCAAGCCAAGGCTCATTTAGCGAAATTGAGCGTAAGGGCATGGTATTGATGGAGCGTCCGACTGTAATTTCGGAAGAGGCTCGCGAAATTGAGCTTAGAAAGGCCAGAAATCAGGTTCGCGCCAAGGAGCAGCAGCTCACAAGCGCCCCGGATGGTCAGTTTGAACGCAACCATCCGCAAGCAAGGCCCAACATCAAAAAAGGCTTTGAGCCAATTCCGGTTCCCAAAGACTGACATGACAAAGGGTCATCTTTGGATGGCCCTTTACATTTCCGTGGCAGGGTGTAATGTCATGGCATGGCGTGACAAACGCTATTAGCTCTCCCCCGGCGCGGAGAGTTCAGTTTTCCCGGTTCCTAGTCGCCCCGGTGTGCGATGAGGGGACTTCCCGTAAAAAGGAGGCACCGTCATGGCAAATGTTAATGCGCCTTTCGGTTTTCGTCAGATTAGTGGCACGGGTTCCGCTCCGACTTATGAGCAGGTTCCGGTCACGATTGCTTACAACGCAACCAACATCTTCTATGGCGACCCCGTAGAACCCGACGCGAACGGTCTGGTTGTTCAGGGCGATGGCACGACTGCCGCTGCTGGCATCGCGGGCATCTTTGTCGGCTGCAAGTACCTCTCGGTCGCGCAGAAGCGCACCGTCTGGTCTAACTGGTGGCCGGGTTCGGATGTCGCCTCGACGCAGACTGTCGAAGGTTACATCGTCAACGATCCGAATGCGAAGTTCGTCGTGCAGGCTGTGTCTTCCATCTCCGGGGGCATCACGCAGGCCGATGTCAACGCTACGGCTGGCTACACCATTGGCTCGGGCAATACCTCCACGGGTATTTCTGCTGCCACTCTCTCGGATGTTGGTCCCACGACCTCCACCCTCCCCTTCCGCATCGTTTCTCTCGTGACGCAGCCTCCGGGCTCGAACGGTACTGAACTTGCCACGTCGAACTACGTGATTGTGGCGTTCAATAACGTGACCACGAAGAACCAGACTGGCATCTAAGGAGTAAGGTATTATGGCTGTTAATCTCTCAGCAATTAAAGACCTTCTCCTCCCCGGTCTCCGTGGTGTTGAAGGCAAGTACGAGCAAATCCCGTCCCAGTACGACAAGATTTTCACGAAGCACGATTCCAAGATGGCGCTTGAGCGCACCGCAGAAATGCGTTTCTTGGGTCTTGCCCAGTTGAAAACCGAAGGCGGTCAGACGGCTTTTGATAACTCGGCTGGCGAGCGTTACGTCTACAATCAGGAACACACTGAAATCGCTCTCGGGTACGCGATTACCCGCAAGGCGGTGGATGACAACCTGTACAAGACGCAGTTTGCCCCGTCGAACCTCGGTCTGATCGAGTCCTTCCAGCAGACCAAGGAAATCTACGCTGCTAACCTGCTCAACACTGCCACGACGTACAATGCGGCGGTTGGCGGTGATGGCGTGGCCCTTGTCGCGAGCAACCATCCGATTGATGGCGGCACGATCTCGAACTACACCACCAACGAGCTGAACGAATCGACGCTGCTGAACGCAATGATCGCCATTCGTACCAACTTCCGCGATCAGGCTGGCCTGAAGGTGTTCTCGCGCGGTCGCAAGCTGATTGTTCCGGCGGCTCTTGAGCCGGTGGCGATCCGCCTGACCAAGACTGAACTCCGTCCGGGCACTGCCGACAACGACGTCAACGCAATCATGATGACCGCTGGCGGCTTGCCGGAGGGCTACATGGTTAACGATTATCTCACGTCGTCCACCGCGTGGTTCCTGCTCACGAACATCGATGGTCTCTCCTACATGGAGCGCATCAAGTTCGAGACGGATATGCAGGTCGATTTTACGACCGACAACCTGCTGGTTAAGGGCTACGAAAGGTACTCGTTCGGGTATTACAATTGGCGGTCCATTTACGGTGCCCTGCCGTCGTAATTGACAAAATTGTGCCTCCCGGTATCGTTACACAATACGGTACTGGGAGGCATAGCAAATGGACGACAAGGAACAAGAGCGCAGAATTAAAGGTCGGGAAAGAACAGCGAGGTATCGCAAGAAAAATCCCGATAAGATTAAGGAAATTCAAAAACGATCATATGATCGCAGAAAGAATGACCCTGATCGTCTTGAAAAATTGCGTGGATGGCAAAAGCAGTATCGGGAAGATAACAGAAAAGCACTGAGCGACGGGGAAAGAAAAAGACGGTTTGGCATTACACCTGAAAGCTATGCCGATCTTTTTAAGTCTCAACTCGGAGCATGTGCTATTTGCAAAAACCCCGAGACAGCAACGAGGCTTGGCAAAACGAAAGCGTTGTCAGTCGATCATTGCCACAAAACAGGTGCAATCAGGGGGCTTTTGTGTTCTGATTGTAATACAGGAATTGGGAAGTTAAAGGATGACCCTAAAGTCCTCCGAATGGCAGCCCAATATCTGGAATATCATCTAGGCTCATAGATCACATTGACCGGCCTAGCGGACTTTGCACAGACAATGTGATCGTATCGTGCAGGAGGTTCCTATGGGAACTACCACTTTTACGGGTCCAGTTAAGGCGGGTAACGTCCTTAACACGACTGGCACGGCTGCTGGCAGTGTTGCCAATGTCGGTTACGTCGAAATGGCACAGTCTGTTGCCATTACGCAGTCAGCTACGGCTGCCGCCACGAGGATTTGCATCCCCGCCAACAGTCAGATTATCGGCATCACGGCACTTGTGACTGTTGCGTTTTCTGGTGCGTCTGGCGGCCTCAATGTTGGCACTTCAGCCACTTCTACGGAACTGGTTGTTGAGGCTAACCTTGATCTTGCAGCGGTTGGTCTTGCAAGTGGATCGCCGGGAACGGATGCCACGCGCACCGCGAAGTGGATTGATGTCGGCACGTCCGATGTTATTATCTACGTCAAGGCTGCAAATGCCATTTCCGTGACAACCGGAGCCGCAATCCTGACCGTTCGTTACGTTCAGGCTATCAATCTGACTGCGTAAGGCCATTAGGAGGCTATCATGAAGAGTCGTAAAGCTCGCGCCACTGGTGGCGTAACCGTCAAGAACTCTGCCCCGACCGACATCTACGCTGGCGCGGACTCCAGTGTTGTGAAGGAAGCCCGTATGGGAACCAATGGTTTCAAGAAGGGTGGCAAGGCTGTCGGCAAGGTTGATGGCATGAAGGAGATGATGAACATGGGCCGCAAGCCGCGTAAGGCTGGTGGTGGCGTGTTCTCGTCTGCTTCGACGGGCACCACCCGCAAGCCGTCGTCGCACTACTAAGCACTACTTTCCATCTGGAAGTGTGGAGCGGGGGCCAAGTGCCCCCGTTTTACTAGGAGGATACAATGGCGCGTTCCCCAGCTTGGCAGCGTTCTGAAGGCAAGTCCCCATCCGGTGGATTGAATGACAAAGGCCGGGCCTCATTGAAGGCCGAAGGTCACGATATTAAGCGTCCCCAGCCAGAAGGCGGTTCGCGCAAGGATAGCTTCTGTGCTAGAATGACCGGAATGAAGCGAAAGCTGACCGGCTCTGCCAAAGCGGCTGATCCAGACAGCAGGATCAACAAGTCTCTAAGGAAGTGGGACTGCTGACATGGACAAAAAGCCGTTTTGGGACACAAAAGCCCCCAAAGATGCTGAATCCAAGCATCTGAACCGAAAACAGGTCCTATCAGCTAAGGCTAAAGCAAGGGCTGCTGGGCGTCCTTATCCAAATCTCGTCGATAACGTAGCCGCCGCACGCGCTGGCAAGAAGGACAAATAAAATGCTGCCAATCAGTGTCACACAGGTCGCAGCGGGCAGCAGCAATGCCCTTACACCGGACTATTTCATCAGCCCATTCAGTCTCGGTCTTGGCGCGGTGCTGACTGGAACTGCCACGTTTACTGTTGAGTATTCGTATGATGCGCCAGAGGCTGGTGCCACATGGTTTCCTGTGACCGGCCTGTCGGCAGTTAACGCCTCGACAAGTGTCGCCTTTTCCATTCCGTGCCGTGCCATTCGCGTGACATTAGCGGTTGGCAGCACTGGAACCGTTAAACTTTATATGCAGCAAGCGGGAACACGATAATGACAGTAACGGCTTGGTCTATCACCCAAAATGGACGCAACGAGCCGTTTGAGCTTCAGGTAGCGCGTGGACAAATCACCAATCACACCAGCTTAACAATTTTTGGGTACAACGCTGATGTTGATGGCGCAATGGAGACGGTCTGGCCTTACGGCGGACTACTTGCGTTTCCTTCCGCTGCATTGCAGATGTCGGTTAGCTCTGACAGCACGGATGACACATCAAACGGCACGGGCGCAAGGACGGTGTTTATCTCCGGCCTCGACGCCAACCATAATACCGTGTCTGAAACGGTGTCTTTGACCGGCCAAACCGCCGTGCTGACGGCAAATTCCTACCTGCACATTAACCAGTGCTATGTGGCAACTGCCGGATTGCTAAATTCTGCTGCGGGAAGCATATATTTTGGCACTGGAGTTGTGACCGCTGGCGTCCCGGCAACCGTCTATGACATCATCCAATTCGACTACAACACTCGTGTCACGGGGAGCTACACTGTTCCTGCGGGGTACACCGGTTACGTTTCGCAGGGCCTCTTTTCGTCGGGCCAAGCCTCGGGCTCGGGTCCGGTAACTGGCCGTTTGATGACACGAGGAACCGACAACATCAGGCGCACGGCTGCCATCGTGACAATCAACAACGGCGCTGCCGATTACACGTTTGAGTACCCGCTTGCTGTTCCTGAAAAAACAACAATTGAGGCTCAAGCTATAGGCACCGGGAACAATAACGCTTGTTCCTCGATGTTTATTATTGCTCTCATCAAGAATGACGCCAGCACGTAAGGTAGCCCAATGACAACCAGCGGGACATATACGTTTAACCCTTCAATGGGTGAACTGACCCTGTATGCGTACAACCTGTGCGGCATCCGTAACACGGCGCTGTTGCAGGAACACATGCAGAATGCCCGCATGGCGACCAACCTCATGTTGGCGCGGTGGTCAAATCAGGGGGTCAACCTCTGGGCTGTTGACACAGTAACTGTTCCGCTTGTGCAAGGTACGTCCACATACAGCGTCCCGACCGACACGGTTATGATCTTGGACGCATACATCACCATCGCGCAGGGCAATTCGAACACGGATCGCATTATCTTGCCGGTGTCTCGCACAGAATATGCGAGCTACCCGAACAAAGAGCAGCAAGGCTTTCCAACCACCTATTGGTTTGACCGTTTGCTTTCTCCGAACATCACACTTTGGCCGGTGCCGGACGGCGGCGAAGCTACGACGCTAAAGTATTATCGTGTCAGGCGTCTTCAGGACGCCAATTACACGGCTGGTCAGACGCTTGAGATACCATATCTTTGGCTGGAGGCATTTGCTTACGGCCTTGCGCTCCGTCTTGCGCAGGTGTGGGCTCCGCCGATGGTCATGCAGCTAAAGCCGTTCGCTGATGAGGCGTATCAGATTGCTGCGGATCAGAATACAGAGTACGTTTCGCAGTACATTTCACCACAGATTCAGGGTTATTTTCGTTAGGAATATCAATGACTTACTATGTGTATGAGCATTGGCGTCCCGACAAAGATGTCCCCTTTTATGTTGGAAAGGGGTCGAAAGATAGGTATGACCCCACTCGCACCAGAAATGAGTATCATACAAGGATTAAACTTAAGTTACGCGCCAAGGGCATGTGCGTCGAAGTTCGAATGGTCGCGAGCGGCTTAACTGAGGAAGCCGCGTTATTGATTGAAGTAGAAAGGATTGCCTTTTGGAGAGAATCTGGTGTTCGCCTAGCTAATGCTACGGCTGGTGGCGATGGGCTGAAGAGCCCAACAGAAGAGACCCGGCAGAAAATGAGGAATGCCGCCAAAAAAAGATGGGCAAAACAGGAGGAACGTGAAAAGGTTTCTGTTGCAACCAAACGGGGCATGGATCGAGCCGAGGTAAGGGCAAAGCTGACAAAGGCTTTTACTGGCCGAAAGATGTCAGCAGAAACTCGCGCAAAAATGAGCCAATCGCACAAGAGAAGATTTGCATCTAGCTTAAAGATCGACACATGAGGCCACACGGTAGAGCAACAGTCAGCGCTACAAACTCGCGTGCTTTTGGCATTTGCGACAGGTGCGGATTTTTGTACAACCACTATGAGCTTCAATGGCAGTTTGATTATCGTGGCGCAGCGTTGCTGAACACGCGCATTCTCGTCTGCGAACCCTGTCTTGATGTGCCGCAAAATCAGCTTCGTAACATCATCATCCCGGCAGACCCCACGCCAATCATGAATGCCCGTATTCAGGATTACGTGACAGCCGAGACGAACAACAGGTACACGTCCAGCCAAGTCCTTGTGCCCACGGGAGCAGCTGGAGATGGAACGACGGCTACTTTGACATTTACAATTCCGCTTACTATTGCCCCAATAACAGTCGGAAGCACCATATTGGTTTCTGGCGTGGAGCCTGTTGGGTATAATGGCACATACACTGTGACAGCTTCTAGCAACACTGGCGCATACACCGTGTCATATGCCAATCGCACGACCGGGGCATTGGCTGTTGGTGGCAGGGTTACTATCAATATCGACCCAATCACGGGCCTGCCAAAGGGCCAGACGCAAAACAGAATTACGCAAAACAACCAAAACCGTGTCACGCAAATGACTGGAGAGCCGCCCTTCGGCCTCAACGAACAACCCGGAACGAGCATCGCTGTTCCCGATGATATTGGTGGCAATGACCCCGGTTTGCCGTACAATATGGATGAAGTGCCGAAGACAGGACCGTTGACATGAGCAGCAATATCCAAATCCCGAACCTACCCACGGCGATTGCCCTGAATGGCACGGAAGAGCTGGAGCTTGTTCAGGCTGGCGTATCCGTTCGCGCCACGACGCAACAGGTTGCTGACCTACAAGGCGTTGGCCCCACCGGCCCTACAGGAACAATTGGTCCGACCGGCCCCACTGGAGCCACTGGAAGCACTGGCCCGACCGGTCCAACCGGGCAATCTGGTATATCTTCGAGCCTTTTTTTCTTTCAGGCCAACACAATTGACAATAGCGGATACCCGAATGACGGGTATGTCCTATGGAGCAGCTCGTCTCAAATTGCATCAACATTCATCAACATCAGTCACCTGACTGATAACGATGTTGATATTGACATATTTCTGAGCCTTTTGACCGAAGGCGAAACTATTACCATCCAGTCTCAAACATCTAGTGTGAGCTTTCAGAGCTTTGTTATCAACGGGACTCCGGTTGCCTACAACACTGGAGCTGCGGACGCTTATTGGCAATACCCCGTAAGCCTAATCAACTCAGGTGGCTCTGGCACGTCAAATTTTACCAATGACGATTTTCTATTTTTGGCACTTGTTGCCGGATCAGCTGGACCGACCGGTCCCATTGGCCCCACGGGTCCGACAGGCCCGAACGGAACAGTCGGCCCCACCGGCCCCATTGGCTTAACTGGCCCCACGGGCCTAACTGGCGAAATTGGACCCACGGGTCCAACTGGCGCTGACTCAACTGTCTCTGGACCGACTGGTCCAACGGGCGCGACTGGAGCATCAGGAGCCGGTTTCACCTATCTTGGAACCGTTGCTACGGTTGCTGATTTGCCAGCCTCTGGAAACACAACCGGCGATGCGTACATCGTACAGGCGGACGACCATATCTACATCTGGGATGGTGCTGCTTGGACGGATGGTGGCCCTGTAACAACTGGCATCTCCGGCCCCACCGGACCTACTGGCCCGGTTGGAGACACTGGGCCTATTGGGCCGACCGGACCTATTGGCCCCACCGGGACGACTCCCGTTGCTGGTGGTCTTAATGGAGAAGTGCAGTACAACAGCTCTGGCACGTTCGCTGGGGCATCTGGAATTGCAACTGACGGCACCACGCTTACAGTAAGCGGGTCCGCTGCCGGTGCCCTTGTCCGCATTACACAGACCGGCGCAGGCGATGCCTTGCTGGTTGAAGATAGTTCCAATCCTGACGCAACGCCATTTTCGGTTAGTAATTCTGGAAATGTTAGAAATTTAAAATTCAACGGATCCACCAAAGTAAAAAAAATTAAAAATCTAAATTTTTTTATTCTCCAATGGATTTTTATAGAATATGTATAAACAGGTTTAAATAGGGGCTCTACAGGTTCTGTAAATAAAAAAGAAGTTATTTCACACTCTTGTTCTTCTTTACAATTAGTAGTTCCATTTACCCATTTCCAAGATTTCCAATCAGTGTAAATTTGTTTATAAGAGTCCATATATTATGTTACAATGTTTTTGATTCTATACAATGTATGAGCAACAAGTTCTTGCATTAAGTCAATTTGACTTTGAAGGAAAGATTCTTTAACAACTTCTCTGGCTACAGAAATAGCATTGTATAAACTTTTAAAGTAAGCTAAAGGATTAGCAATAACCATAGATTCTGGTACTTCATCTAAACAAAAAGTATCATCAATACCCATAGAAGTCTCTACATAAGTATCAATTAAATCTCCTATTCCTTCATAAAAAATACTCATAGCATTATGAGTAGCAAGAGTTTTATCCTTTTGCTTTAAATGAGTTAAGTGAGCATCAGTCTTTGCTTTAAAAAGTAAAGCTGCTATAGTTTCTCTTTTTCCTTTTTTTGATGATGAAGAGGAAGTGTTTTCCATTGTATCATCATCTTCTAACATGCTAACTAAGTTTGCCATGACTTTAAAATTTAAAGTTAATCAAATAAGTTAGTGAAGAAACCTTTTTTAGTAAGGTCTTCAGGATTTTTGCTGGCTCTAATTTGAGCTTTAGCAATTTCATCATTGGTAAAAAGCAAGCATCTTTCTCCTTTACCATCTTCATTTTCTACTTGAATAGCAATGTAACTTAAAGCTGAACCAAATTTTCTTTCAGCATTATCTACTGTAACTAGTCTTCCTTTAACAATTTTTGTGGACATAATTTTTAATTTTGAGTTAAACATTAAAGTGTAAAGATACTGATTTATTTTAAACTTGAAGGGTCTGCAAATGGACTAACTATTTTTTGCCCTTTCTTTTTAATCTCTTCAAATACCTCATTATCAACTTTTTCTCTAAGAGTATTAAGGTTTTCAAGGACTCTAGAAGTATCATTTAAAGCTGAAGTAATATCTTTAGGTTTAAAAATTGGTGCCCCTGTTCTAAGATTAACATCAGACATATTAAAATTAATAAAGAAGTGTTGCATTTTTTCAGCTGCAGATTTAGCAGCCATATAATAATTATAAGTCACTGAAGCTTCAGCTTGAAACTCTTTAAGTTTAACAATTCCTTGAAGTAAGAGAGGATCATTCTGGTCCCATTCTGCTCTAGTAATTATATCCTTAATGATTTTATCAGGTCTTTGTTCCTCAGAGTATCCGGAATAGGGATTAGATTTTTGAATAGAAGCCATGAACTCAATATAACTAAAGTCTTCAATAGCATATCTTTTATCTGCAGATTCATCTCTTGCCCATATCTCATTAAAAGGAGGGATAAGAAGAGATTAAAAAGAAAGGGCAAAAAATAGTTAGTCCATTTGCAGACCCTTCAAGTTTAAA